CCCAACCTTTTCTAGCTGCAATACGACCATATTGGTCAATAACAGCATTTTCAGCACGAAGTGCAAACTCTTTAGGTAAAGCTACAGAAGAGTCTTGAGTATTGAGACCAGCAAAGCCTGGGGCAACAATACTTACTGACCTCAGTTCAGCAGCCATTATGACCACTCCCAGGTTGTTTCATCACCGTAACGCTCTGCTTCAATAGAGATATAAGAAGCCACTGCTTTACGATATAGATCAGCTTGTTGTTCGCTTAAACGTCCACCATCTTCACCACGTTCATTGATAGCACGAAGATAAGCACCTTGGATAACTAACTCTGAAGGGACATAAACAACATCAGTACCAGCGGACAAATCAGCCTGTGGTATAACACAGTCTACCTTTACCGTTAGCACTGACGATGGGATAGGCCATAGATCAAGAGTAATAACACCAGTAGATGATGTGCTGTTACCAATAGAAAAATAAAAAGGATCTCCATTCACTGAACCTTGAAGATTATTCCATTCATGCATTTGATTCTGTGTAGCTTGCTGAAGATCTCTCTTCAGCGATGGTATGTAAACCACTAACAACCTTGCTCTTGGGTTAGTGGTAGGTATTTCGTAGTTCTGTGTACCGTTAGCAGTGGTGATTGTCTTTGTTGTACGAAGCACAGACCAGTTCCAAGCATCTTCAACTTCTCTCTTAGCTTCATTAACAAAATCACCAATTAACTTAACATAGGCTGTATCAGTTGGCGTGATAGCCTCTGTCTCTCGTATACGGCGTAGAACACCATTGATGCAGTCTAAGAATGTAGCCATTACCATTTCACCTTATCAGCCCAGTACGCAGCAGACATCTTACCTTTAGCAATGTTCTTAGCGTGACGAGCCTTGAATGATTTATTTCTAGCAGAACCTTCTGGAGAACCTGAAACACCTTGTTGACCGAACCGAATCGTCTTAACTTGATCACCGTCCTTTGCTACAACAATGTGAGATTTAGTAGGATGTGTTGGGGTTTTTTTAGGGCGATTATATCCAGACACTCCTGCTCTTTCCAGCCTAGAATCCTTTTTCATTTCTTCTTAGCAGTTTTTGCTGCCTCCTTAAATGCTTTTGCTGTAGGAGCACCTTTAGTGCCAGGTTTTCTCATCTTCTCGCCAGAGCCTTCAGCGATACGCTTACGCTTGGCTTGGATGTTAGCGTATAGTCCTTCTTTCATTTCTTTTTCTTTGGCTTAGACATACCAGCTTCAGACAAAGCAATAGCAACTGCTTGCTTACGAGACTTAACCACAGGACCACCTTTACCACTGTGTAGAGTACCTTCTTTGTACTCTCTCATAACTTTACGTACTTTAGCTGGTTTCTGTTTCATGACGGATAACCCATCTTCTTCTCTTTAGCCTTCATAGCCTTAGACTCTTTCTTTTCATGCATCTTCTTTGCTTTCTTTGATGCATACTCTTCAGCAGCTTTTTTACCTTTAGCTGTGTAAGGAAACTTCTTATTCGCTACCATCGGCATTTTTATTCCCCTTGTTACGTCTAAACATACATTGAACGGTATCTGTTTCCCATATACGAATAGCAGTCCACATAATCGTTAAGATTGCAGCTATTGCTGGTAGCAGTTCAGCCAAAGTCCCCACTACAGTGAGGATTGAGATAGCATCTCCAACTTGTTTGATATGTTCATCAGCTTGGAGAGCCATTATAGTTTTCCTTTGATTTCATTAACATGCTTCCAAAGTTCTGAGATTTGTTTATCGTAACCTTTTTCGAGATAATCTACACGAACTTTGATAGTGACCGCATAGGCTGCTATTGCCACAATCGCTGCCCCTAAGTACCATAACTTCCCTAGGAGTTCGATTGTATCCATGATTACATAGCTTGTGCTGCCAACTGCGATGCTTCGTAGGCTGCTACAACCTCTGGTGTCCACGCTGCCTGAACAATCGCTACCACCTTCTCTGGTTGGTCTGTAAGGTCTTGTCCTGGTGTTAGGGATGTGCGGTGATAGGTCTGGGTTAAGACTTTACCGTCCTCAATAATCCTGGTGGCTTCACGGTAAAGCACTGTGCCGTTTTCAACGACTGTGATCTGGTCTACTACGGTTTCTTTGATGAGTGACATGGTGATTCCTTTACTAATTGCTAGGGTTCAATTAACTTAAATCAAATAAGTTATTGAGATTGCGAAACGATAACCGTTCCCACCAGGATATGTTGCATCATATTTTTGAAGGCCTATTGATGTTGTCGTTTCTTCACTAATACCAAACACAAATCCAACCACACCATCTTCTCTAGATGCTCCAGTAAGTTGATTTTTTCCTCTTGCAAATGGTAAGCCACTAATGATTAGACGGCCAGAACCAGTTCCGTTGGTGGTAATTGATGGGGCGCAAGTCACAGTTACACAATTCCCTATTTTTGTGTAATTTCCAGTTCCGTTTGAAACAGTTGTTAAAGACCCACTTGAAGATGTTAAACTCGGCGTCCAAGTCCCCTCCTCATAATCATCCAGCGTATTAGCGTCTGAGGATGCAGATTGCGTAGCGGGGAAGGTGATGCCGTTAGATACTTGTATAACCCCTCCAGAAGCATTGTTGGTGGTTGTACCAACTAGTAAATTACCACTGGAGGTGATACGCATCCGCTCGGTATCGTTAGTACCAAATGCCATTGGTGTATTGGCTTGATTCCAAAACGAACTTGAGGAAGGTCCGCTAGAAATGTATGTGTATCGGGTAGCGTTTGTGTTGTCATACCACTCAAGAGTTGCAATATTGTCAGAACTTCGTCCTCTGAACCGGGCAATACTTGCAGAAGTTTGAGCGACAACGTCAAGAGGAACTGCTGGCGAACTTGTCCCGATCCCCAGCCTTACGTTACTGTTATCCCAAACAAAGTTCGCAGACCCAGCAAACGCACCAGCGTTGTTGTACTGGACTTGCGTATTAGACCCTCCAGGGGTTGATGTAATAGCAATATCCCCAGACCCAAGCAAACTAGTGCTATTTATTGTCTTAATATCCGTACCTGATACGACAGAAGAGAAACCACCACTACCATTACCTTTAAGAATACTTGTACCACTAGTCGCTGGTGCATAATCAGTACCAGCAGTTGCTGTAGTGATTGCGGACGTACCAGCACCTTTCAACAAAGCACCAGAACTAAAGGTAGTAGCACCTGTACCACCGTTAGCAACTGGAAGCGTACCTGTAACACCTGTCGTTAATGGTAATCCAGTCGCATTAGTCAACACTGCTGCTGATGGTGTACCTAAGTTAGGTGTAACCAGTGTAGGAGAGTTTAGATCTGCTTTAGTAGCAATAGCCGTAGCTATGTTATCAAACTCTGTGTTGATCTCAGTGCCTTTTACAACCTTTCCTGCATTACCGCTTGGTAAGGAGTCTTTAGCAGCAAAGTTAGTGCTTTTGGTATAGTTAGACACAATCAATCCTCTTTAGTTGACTTTGTGACCTTAACTTTACTTTCTTGTTTTTTATCTTCTTCTTTTACTTCTTCATAGTCTGGATGCCTACGCATCTGCTCAATGTCGTATTCGTATTCAACATTCATTAAGTTGTTTGACCATTTGCATCTAAAAGTGACCATAGTAACCTCTTATATGAAAGAGGCTGCCGAAGCAGCCCTCTTTAGCTTTTATTAGCTAGGGATGATCAAAGCAATACCAGCATCGTTACGAAGCTCTGCAACACCGTACAGCGTGTCAGCAGTGTACAGCGTAGCAAGGTACTCTTGCTTGTACTGAGCCTGTGAGCGAACAGCCATTTGCTCTGCAAGAACCATTGCATCCTTGTGGAACATCAAGCAAGCACGAGGAGCAGTACCGGACGAAGCATAAGCAGTGTCAGCGTTGCTGCTAACAAACACTTTAACACCGTACACATCACCGATCTGACCGTTACGGATGGTGTTGTTACCACCTTGCTCACCAACAAAGGCTTGTTCAGTGAAACGAGCAAGACCCATTAGGGTGTTACGAGCAACAGGAGGAATAACCAAGTAACGACCATCTTGAGGTACGTTAGCATCATCAAGACGCTGAATGGTACGACGAATAGCAGCATCAGTTAGTGCAGTTGCGTTACCAGCACCAGCACCACCAACGAAGGCTGTAGTACCATCACCACCGATGTAGGCAGTGGTTGTACCGGATACACTGTAGTCACCGGTAGCGCCAGCGGCATGAGAGCCGTTGAACAGACGACCGATCTGGATTAGATCAGAGTCAACCTGCGTAGCTAATGCATAACCAGCATCTTCAGTGTAGAAACGACGAAGCGAAGCAAGAGCTTGAACTTCGACGATGTCCTCAATCAAACGTGAGTATTCGTAGTGCTTGTTAATGGTAACTTGCACTTCAGACTCAACGTTAGCCTGAATCGTAACAGCAGTGTTAGCTGCTTTAGCGAATGCTGCACCACGAGTGGGGCTAGGAATATGAAGCGTATCACCTTTCTTACCACGCATCGTCATCTTGTTGACGAGGTTCGCCATAACAAGTGATTTCTTGTAAGAAGCGATGATTTCATCAGACCAAATCTCAGGTACAAATTTATCTGCGTTGGTCTTGTTTACGATGGAACCACTTCCACCAGGATAAGTTGCTGAAGCCATTTTAATGTCCTTTAAATTTTAGGTTATCGGACCCTACCATCGCTATAGGCTGACATGATGTCATCTTGTAGTGCCATATAACGTTCAGGGTCAGTCATTTGAAGTCGAATAAGATCTGCTCGACGATAAATTTTCTTGCTCGTCTCACCAGTGGCGCCATCAACTGCTACAGTAGCTGCTTTGAGCGTTTGATTACGTTGTTCCTGAAGCTGTTGTGCTGCTTGCTGAACAGTGTCCTGCTTAGCTTTCTTCAATGCTTTGAAGTTAGACAACAACTCATTAGCGGAATCGAAATCAAACTGTTTGTCTGCTGCTACGTACAATCTTTGACGTACAGGTGACTCATTTACCCATGAAGCAAACTCAGGATCAGCAATGACTTGAGTATAATCAGGGTGTGATTGAGCTAGCCTGTTTGCTGTTTGCATCCTAGCCATCTGTGTTGCAGCCTGTTGAGCCTGAACAACTGCTGGATGGGATTCAACTGCTTTGTTAACTGCCTTAACAGGATCGGCAAAAAAGTCAGTATCATCTTCGATAGCTTTAGCAGGTTGATCCTGCGGTGTGATTTGCCTTTTGATGAGTTCATCAGCTAACTTACGAACTTCTCCAACTTCTTGTGCTTGACGACCAATTAGCTTTTCAGCTTCTTGATGCATCCTTATGATGTCATCTAACGATTTACCCTTATACTTCTCAGGGATCGTAGGTTCTTCCTGAGTTGGTGCTGCTTCAGCCTTAGCCTCTACAGCTTGAAATTCATCGTTACCTACTTCATCATCTAGAGATTCTACAAATTCAGCCATCTGCTTCTCCTAGTCGGGTATAACCCAATTGTTAGGAATTAAAAAGGAATCTAAGTTATCCCTCATAATAGGACTTAGACTTTGCTACGTTTACCGCTTGTTCATGCATCGTTGCCCATCTATCAGAAGCTGTTGGAAAAGCACCAGTGATGCCTTCTAGTCTGCTTCTAGGAGATGCTAATTGTCTTTGTGCTAACAAGTCACAGTGTGGGCACTGTATTTCTTTAACATAGTGATCTGTGTACCTTTCAGTAACATGTCCGTTAGCACACTCAAAATCATTCAGTATCCTCATTGACTAAATCCTCATAGGCTTTTTCCCAAACTTCATGCATCGTTAGGAGCCAATCTAAAGCTTTTAGTTGACCTTTACGTTCTTGTAGTTCTTCTCCACTAGAGATAGTGGTTATGTCCGCTACTGCGTCTCTGTACTCTTTAGCGTCTTCCAGCAGGGTTTTCCACCCTGGGTGACTCATAAGGTCGAAACGCTCTTCATAGTACTTTAGTAACTTAGTAGTATCCATTGTTGTTATTTTACCACAGTAAAAATATTGTTGTAAAGAGCCTTGACTACGTAAGTAAAACGTGTTACAATAACCCTTTAGGGAGGCTCTATGAAATCAATGCACTTTGCTAAAAGTAAGTTAACACCAGAAGAAAGACTAGATCTTGTTTGTCGTTTAGTTCTTCTAGGTAAACAAACTGATGAAATCAGGGTTGATCTAGGTAATGTCAGTCGCCAGCGAGTACATCAGTTGTTCAACAAGTTAGTGTCTTTAGGTAGACTTACGTACGAACAATTACCTAGACAGGCTACGTTACTGAAGAGACGATCTAGTTACAAACAGAAGTGGGGACATTTCCCTGAAGAATCTTATGTCCGTGCTGATGAGTTCTACCAGATCATTAGAGAGAAGTTCAGACGTAAGAAAGCATCTAACTACAAACATGATTGGGATATAGAGTTCAATGACCTAACATTCCCTACTCATTGTCCGATATTGGGTATTGAGTTAGACTACCTAGCTAGTTTCCGTTCAGACAACTCTCCAAGCTTTGATAGGATTGATTCCTCTAAAGGATACATCAAAGGAAACGTAGTTATCTTATCTTGGAGAGCTAACCGTATTAAGAATGATGGTACTGCTGAAGAACATCAAAAGATAGCAGACTTTATGCGATCTGTGATGTAGTAAACATAGTTACCTGATCTGTCGTCAGTAATGTA